GGTCGTCCTTACGATGCCCGCGGTTTACACATCACCGAAATGGTTACAGAAGTAAATGTGTTAAGTCGTTTTCGCCGTGCCAATCATGGCAAGATTTTTGAAGGCGACACAGCACAGTTAGTAGAAGATACCAATGCCTACTACGAAGGTCTACAACGAACTTTAAAAAGTTTAAGTGGCAATCGTGGTTATACTGCTTATTTTGAAAGTTGGAATCCCGAAGTAATTACCGAAGAAGAAGCAGTAGTAGAAGGACTAAAACATTTATTTGTGACACAAAGCATTGATCAACGTGTCGAAGATGCACTGCCACTATTGGCCAAAATACAAAACCAAGGACAAGCTATGAAAGAAGCTAACATATTTGAAGCATGGGCTGAACAGCTCGCAGAAGGCACCTGGGATATTCCAGACACTCCAGAAAAGAAAGCCAAGTTGGTTGATCTTATGAGTAAGCCACTCACAGTTGGTCCTGATGCTACCAATGCAACTGAACAACTGTATGACTTAATTGGCGATGACGAATTGTTTGATCAATTAGAAGCCTTGGCTCAGCAAGATCCAGATGCTGACTGCCGCGAAATTGTTTATGATCGCTTGCAAATGTTAAGTGATGATCCAGACGTACAAGAAGTAATCAATACTTTAAACATTGATCCTGCGACAGAAATGAATCCTGCTCCAGCAATTAATCCTGCTGATGCACAGCCCGATGAAGAACTTGACGAAATCAAAAATCCAGCTACACAAACAGAAGATCCAGCTGGTACAGCACAACCAGACTATGAAGAATATGACGACACACTCAGCAAAATTTTAAAAATTGCCGGTGTACCTGCACAAGAGCGTCCAGCACCAGATTATGAAGTTGGTCCATTGGGTGTTGCTGAAAACAGCATCGAAGATGTTGAATCCATCGGCGGCGACTCCAGCAAAGAATTTATGGCTAATGTTATGACCAATCAACATGGTGATGAGTTAGCCGAAGAAGGTGAAGAACAGTTAGACGAGTTTGCTCCTTTAGCCGCTGCCATTGGCGGTGCTATTGGCCGTGCCGCAGTTGGTGCAACAGCCAGTACAATCGAAAAGGGTCTTGCTGGTATGGCTGGCAGTGCTGCTGGCAATAAAGTTGCTGGCATGTTAGACAACGATGATGAAGATTACGTTGACGAATCTCGTTGCAACATGAGCGAAGCCGGTGAAGAATGTCCAGTACATGGCATGGAAGAATGTTGGGGAGCAACAACACCAGCAATTCCTGTGGCCAAGGAACTGGATCCAATGTTGTCACGTATGAAAACCTTAGCTGGTTTCATGGTCAAATAAGAGCATTGATTGAAGATCACTCAAGTATTAGACACAGTCTGGGAAATTGAAAACTTTTTTTCAGACTTTGACCACGTAAAACAATCCTACCGCAGCAACAATACTACTTGGACCAGTCAGTATCCTAATAGGTTACTGACTCCATGGGATCAACCCTGTGCTGTCAATGATCTAGTTAAAACATATTGTTCAATTATATCAGACATTGTTGGGCTACCGTTACAACCTCAAGTAAGTTATGCCAGTTTAGATCTAGGTGGAAGCCAAATCATGATGCATCGCCTGCACCCTGATATTCGTTGTTTTGTACAAATTTGTATGGCTGACCGTGAACAACCTGAACTAGCCACTAATTTTTGTAAGGATGCAGATATGAATGCCAATCATCCGCAGGACTACGAAAGTTTTAGAATATTTCGTCCCGAACAAGTACACGCAGTCAGTTATCGACCAAACACTGCCTATGTATTCTTAAATCATCCTAGACGGTTCATGGGCACGGCCATTGCAGTTCCAGCCAACAATGTAAGAGAAACTGTTAACTTACATTTCACCCTGGGTATCTGACCTAGCCACATACTGAAATGCCACACTTAGTCGGGCACCTTTGGTACGATGTACGTTGTGTATCTTTTGATCAATGTTGTAGTTAATGTATCCTTCGTTCTCAACAAATGGTAATTCTATGATTGGTTCATTGTGATCAAATATTGTGCCAGTGATATTGTCACCATAACTCCAAAGATACAACTGCATGGTGACCAACAACTCAGGACTGTCGAAGTGATACGGACAATGAAAGTAAGGTAAGTCCAACCAAACTTTTGCTTCAGCTGTGCTTAGACTTCTACCGGTCACTTGTTCCATGGTTGGACGACAGGCTTCGGCAATTTCCCAAAGGCGCGGATGAAATTTACTGTCTCGGTGTAATTGTAGTCTATACTCTAAACATCCCGGAGGACGATGCCAAACAGCTTCGTGGCTGATGACCAAATTTTTAAATTCTTCCAAGGTTTCAGGACTGAAGGCTTTGTGTATCGTCCAAAGGTTGCGATTATTGGGCCGTATAGTTGTTTCGGTGTCGTACATTTTGTAAATATGCATGGGATTCTCTTAGATGGATCTAGTATTTACGACTTTGGCAAAACTTGTCATAATTTGTCTTGCTATGCTAAATAAATTAGTATATACTTTAACGGTATATGCAACAGGCATATTAACACAGGCAACTGTAAGGCAACACATTTTAAAACTTAGAAAGGCATATTAAAATGGCATCATTAGCAGAAATTCGCGCTCGTTTAGCCGCCAGCGAATCAAAACAAGGCGGTAATCAATCCACAGGTGGTGATAATTCGATTTACCCACACTGGAACATGGAAGAAGGTCAAAGCTGTACAATTCGTTTCCTTCCAGATGGTAATACCAAAAACACTTTTTTCTGGGCCGAACGTGCAATGATTCGTTTGCCATTCAACGGTGTCAAAGGTGAGATGGAAAGTAAACCAGTCATGGTTCAAGTACCTTGCGTTGAGATGTGGGGCGAAGCATGTCCTATCTTAGCAGAGGTTCGTACATGGTTCAAAGACAAGAGCCTAGAAGAAATGGGTCGTAAGTATTGGAAAAAACGCAGTTACATTTTCCAAGGCTTTGTTCGTGAAAACGCACTCAAGGAAGACAAGGTTCCGGAGAATCCAATCCGTCGCTTTATCATCGGACCTCAGATCTTTACCACTATCAAAGGTGCGTTGATGGATCCTGAGTTGGAAGAATTGCCAACTGACTACCTGCGTGGTTTAAACTTTACCATCAGAAAGGTAGCAAAGGTGGCTTTGCTGACTACAACGGTAGTAAATGGGCACGTAAAGAAACAGCACTCACCGAAGCAGAACAGGTTGCCATTGAGCAGTATGGTTTGTTTGACTTGAGTACATTCTTGCCTAAGAAACCCGGCGAGGTAGAGCTCAAAGTCATCAAAGAAATGTTTGAGGCTAGTGTAGATGGTCAAAGCTATGACACAGAACGTTGGGGTCAGTATTTCCGCCCAGCCGGTGTTAATGCTCCGGCTACTGCTACATTAACAGTGGATGGACACAGCGACGTACACAAAACTGTTGCTCCAGCCGCAACTAGTGTTGACGATGATGAACCAGCCGCGGCTAGTGCTCCAATTGAAGCCAAGTCTACCAGCACCAACAACACGCAAGATATCCTTGCGATGATTCGCGCAAGACAAAAAGCGTAAGCATTAGCACAAAATAATAGCACAAGAGAAATCTTCTTGTGCTATTCATGCTTCTATGTTGCCCACACCAGATCTTCAATCTCATTTAGAATCGACTTATAATTATCAAATAGTTGGTATCATTGATCTTGACCATTTGGTTACCCAACCTCGCAATACTTTATACAAATTATTTAAACAGTGGCATAAGGATGCATTTGAGAACAACGAACGAATTGTTCTTTACAGTAGAAATTCTGTAACAAATGGTATGTTAGAGCATATAAAACATTGTAGTCTGTTAATTGACATCTCTGACTTTTTTATTTTAATTTGTAGTCCAAAAATCAATCCTAGCAATACTACATTTTCTACCTTAGAAATAAATTTTACAGATCATATTAAGTTACCTAGAACTTTTTGTTTTAACCCGTGGGCGCAATTAGAAATTAGCTCAATTGGAGAATTCAAACCCTGTTGCGTGTATAATGAATCTATAAAGGATTCTAATAATCAAGCCTATAATATCAACAAAGACACTATAGACAAGGTTTACAATAGCACCTATATGAATCAGTTAAGACAGCAATTTCGTAATGGTGAACAGCCAGATAGCTGTTCACATTGTTGGTATCAAGAACAACACCAAGGAACATCTAATCGCAACTGGACCGAGACAATGCTTGGTATTAATGCACATAGTTTAGATATAGAAAAAGATTCAATACATAATCTAATCAGCTTAGATATAAAATTAGGAAATCTTTGTAATTTTACATGCAGGATATGCAATGCAGGATCCAGTTCAAAGATAGCAGAAGAGCAAGTTAAACATTTTGATTCCATAATTGATCTTAAGGTGTTAAATAGGAAAGGTAATTGGACCAACAATCCTCAAATTTGGAAAATGTTTGAACAAGTAGGAAATCAATTAGCAAATATTGATTTTTATGGCGGCGAACCATTTCTTGTCAAGCAACACGAAACATTTCTAAATTATCTAATAGATAATGGGTATGCTTCTAACATAAGAGTCCATTACAATTCAAATGGATCAATATACCCGGAACACTTATTTAAAAAATGGAAATTATTTAAAGAAGTAGACATAGCTTTTAGCATTGATAATATTGGTCCAAGATTTGAATTAGAGCGAGGAGGCTCGTGGGACAAGGTCAACGGTAACTTAGATAACTTTTTAGCACATAGATTACCAAACATGGTTTTAAGTTTGTTTGTCACGGTAAGTGCTCAAAATATATTCTATCTCAATGAATTAATAGATTGGGCAGAAACAAAGAATTTTAATGCCTTGCTTTTTAATATTTTAGAAACTCCAGCTATCTTGAGTATTAACAACATGGGTAAAGAATTAACTAAGGCAGTGTTAGATAAACTAAATTGTATAGATGCAGATCGAATTAAAAAATACCATATACAGCCCATTATTAATCAAGTTAAACAAAATGTCAATACAGTCAATTCGATTGACCAACTAGGTACATATATGTTAAAATTAGACAACATAAGAAATCAGGATTTTATTCAGACACACCCAGAAATAGCACACATCATTTATAAAGGAAAATAATCATGGCAAAACCATTTGATATAAGCAAGTTCCGCAAGGACATTACCAAGAGCATTGATGGTCTTAGTATCGGATTTAACGATCCAACAGATTGGATCTCAACAGGCAACTTTGCCTTGAACTACCTGATCAGCGGTGACTTCAACCGAGGTATTCCCCTGGGCAAGGTCACTGTATTTGCTGGCGAATCTGGCGCAGGCAAGAGTTACATTTGTTCTGGTAACATTGTTAAGAATGCACAGGAGCAAGGCATCTTTGTTATCCTAATTGATAGTGAAAATGCACTTGATGAAAAATGGTTACATGACTTGGGAGTAAGCACAGACGAAAGTAAATTGCTTAAACTTAACATGGCCATGATTGACGATGTGGCAAAAACTATTTCAACATTTATGATTGACTACAAGGCTCTGCCCGAAGGCGAGCGTCCAAAGGTCTTATTTGTTATTGATTCATTGGGTATGTTGTTGACCCCAACCGATGTTAACCAATTTGAAGCTGGTGATATGAAAGGTGATATGGGTCGTAAACCTAAAGCACTTACAGCATTAGTTCGTAATTCAGTCAACATGTTTGGTAGTTACAATGTAGGATTAGTAGCAACCAACCACACATACGCAAGCCAAGACATGTTTGACCCAGATGACAAGATTTCTGGCGGTCAGGGTTTTATCTACGCATCAAGTATTGTTGTTGCCATGAAAAAAATGAAACTGAAAGAAGACGAAGATGGCAACAAAATTAGTGATGTTATGGGTATCCGTGCAGGTTGTAAAGTAATGAAAACTCGGTATGCCAAACCGTTTGAAGGCATGCAAGTTAAGATTCCATACGAAACAGGCATGAATCCATACAGTGGCCTAGTAGACTTGGCAGAAAAGCGTGGTCTACTCAAGAAGGAAGGCAATAGCCTGGTGTTTGTTACTAGCGATGGCGAAATTATTAAACAGTTCCGTAAAAAGTGGGAATCCAATGAAGGTGGATGTTTAGATAAAGTAATGTCTGACTTCTCAAATCAGCAAGAAGAAACGGTAAGTACTGAAGACACACTCACGGAGGAATAAGAATGTCAGTAGAATTAGCAAAAGAAATTTGGGACGAAATCAAACGTCATGTCAATGTAGTTGATCGAGACGATGCAGCTGAAACCCTAGTGTCAGTCTTAATCGACAATGATTGTGCTGCAGACGAGATCAAATCAGTATTCAAAACTGATTCAGCAGTTAAAGCCGCATTAGCAAGTTATCTCAAAGATCACGCCGATGAAGACGACGACGACGAAGAGTTTGATTACGACGAAGAAGACGACGATTATTAATGGAAAAAAAGTATTTTCCAATTAAAACCGCCACAGCATGTCAGCTTAAATGGGCCTGGAGTACGTTATATCTTAATACAGGAGTAACACGTAGTTGTCATAGAACTGGCGAGTCTGAACTAACTGCTGATAATTTTGTAAATTTTCATAACACTCCACTTAAATTGGAAGAAAGAACAGCAATGTTGCAAGGCCGTTGGCCAACGCAAAGTTGTTCTTATTGTAAGGATATTGAGGACGCTGGTGGCATTAGTGATCGAATACGTTTTCAGGCAATACCCGGTCTTAGTCCAGTTGAATTAGAACAGGACCCAACAGCTATTAATGTTGATCCGCCATTGGTTGAAGTGTATTTTAATAATGCGTGTAACTTAGGTTGTTTGTACTGTACAGATACATTGAGTTCGGTCATCGAAGCAGAAAATCTCAAGTTTGGATTGTTTGAAAATGCTGGAGTTCGGATAGAATCGTCCCCGGGACATTTTAAAGAATTAGTTCCGCAATTTTGGTCTTGGTTTGAAACAGGATTTCAAAAAGTTCGACGTCTTCATGTACTAGGCGGAGAACCTTTTTATCAACGAGAATTTAATAAGTTGTTGGATATGATTGAACAATATCCTAATCCAGAATGTGAACTAAACATAGTAACCAACTTGATGGTATCGAATCAACGAATTAAAGAATACGTTGATCGTTTTGAACAGTTATTGATAAAACGTCAGATCAAACGTGTAGACCTTACTTGTAGCATTGATTGTTGGGGCCCCGAACAAGAATAT